TTCCTCCAAAAGATTGGACAAACGATACTAGGGGAGGATACCTACTCAATGAGATTATGGAAGGCCACGACTTGGTTAGACGTGGTGACCCCTTACGTATACAGGGAGAAAAACCACTCGCCTTTTTGAACAAGATTCAGAAGGTTGGTTACAGATTAAACCCTTTCACAGTCAACGTTGCGAAAGAGTTGCAAAGACTAGAAAGAAGTGTAGGTAAATTTCTCCCAGTCACTCATTATGACTTGCCACCTAAACCAGTGGACATAGCAGATAATAAGGAAGCTCGTAAGAGTTACCGTAGAGAAGCTGCAATGGTCATGAATAAACAGTCTCAAGAGATAAGACGTTCTTGTAGAACAAGGATGACTATGGAGGCTGTAGAGAGGTTTAAAGATGTGGAGAGGTTTTATATACCTTGGTCTTTTGATTATAGAGGTAGGGCTTATCCTATACCCGCATTTCTCACACCACAAGATACTGATTTTGGGAAGTCACTGATAAGATTTTCTAATGAGTCACCTATGTCTAAGGACGCTGAAGACTGGTTAGCATTTCAATGTGCTACAACTTACGGCTTAGACAAGTCAACGATGGCTGAGAGGTTAGAATGGGTAAGTCAGAACAAACCTCTGATAACTAAAGTTGCTACAGATCCTATAGGTAATGTACCTGAATGGGAAGTAGCAGAAGAACCTTGGCAATTCTTGGCAGCATGTGATGAATACTATCACTGTTGTATATTAAAAGACAAGCTCTGTACGGGTCTATGTGTAGCTACTGATGCTACATGTAGTGGTCTACAGATCCTAGCGGGTCTCGCCCGAGATAAAAAGACAGCCCAACTTGTTAATGTACTACCATCTGAACGTCCGCAAGACGCATATAAAGTGGTAGCTGAGGTTGCTAAGTGGAATTGTCCTGATTCTATTAAGGATAAGATAGATCGTAAGTGTGTTAAACGCACTGTTATGACAATTCCTTACAATGCTAAACCTTATTCAAACAGATCCTACATCAAGGATGCCTTTGGAGATAAGGGTATAGAGATAGATAAAGATGATCTTACAATGACCGTTAAGGCAGTAAGAGATGCTATGTCTAGAGTTGTACCTGGCCCGATGGCAGTCATGAAATGGATCGAAGATGAGGTAGCTAAGGCTATTAAACGTGGGGCTAAGGAGTTAACTTGGACTACACCCTCTGGTTTCGTTGTCGTTCAACGTATAATGAAACGGAAGGTAGAGACTATAGAACTTAAACTACTTGGTCGATGTCAAATGCGTGTAGCTACTGATGAGACTGGAGAAGTAGATAGGAATAGGCACAAAGCTGCTACTGCTCCTAACTTAATTCACAGTCTAGATTCGAGCTTGCTACATTTAAGTGTAGATAAGTTTGATCTACCAATTGCTTTAATTCATGACTCAGTGTTATGTAGAGCTACAGATATGACTCACCTGTCTCATGTGGTCAGGGAAGTATATATGCATCTCTTCGCTGAAAATGATTATCTTACAGAATTTGCACAACAAATAGGTGCAGAAACTGAACCGCCAATTATAGGAGATCTGGAACCAGAATCCGTAATTGATTCAACTTACTTTTTTTGTTAATGTATTATCAATCCTTATTTGAATCCTTTTTCTCACCTACTAGAATACTAGTGGTCTCTGAGGAAAGACTGAAAGCTGCTGAGCTTAAAGTTAAGCAGGATGAATTAACTGCTGTTGATGTTCGCATCACTGAACTAAAGAAATATAAGGAAGATTTAGCTACTCAAATTGCAGCTCTAAAGCCAGCAAAAGTGGGTAAAGACTTAGACCAGATGGATTATACTCCTAGTGACTCTCAACCTCCAGGTATAGATAAAGAGCCTCAATCATTAGAAGAGGCATTGACTGGTGAGTAGAACTATACACACAACTAAGGAGCCAGTAACACTTGAAGGTTTTCAAGCTGTACTGAAACCATCACAATATGGCTACAAACTTGGAGCCGTAATAGATCAGAAACTTGTAGATGCCCTTGAGGCTGAACGTGGAGAATCCCTTAAGTGGGCTGAATCCAAACTTAAAAATCCAAAGCGTAGTACTCTCAAGCCCGAACCATGGGAAGAGGTCTCGAAAGGAAAGTATAGGGTTAAGTTCTCTTGGGGTGAAGATAAGAAACCACCCGTAGTAGATACCGAAGGTCAACCAATAACAGATTTAACCACTCCCGTATACGAGGGATCCAAAGTAAAAGTAGGTTTCTATCAGAAGCCTTACATCCTAAGAGATGGTATTACCTATGGTACTTCGCTTAAGTTAGTGGGCGTACAAGTAGTTAGTGTCAAGACTGACGCTGGTGTTGATTCAGGAGATCTTAATGAAGAGGAAGTAGCTGACCTATTCGGTACTTGCTCTGGCTTTAAAGGTGGTGAACCTAACGTAACACCCACCGATACTGCAGATGACGAAGAAGACTTCTAAGGAAGAATCTCTTGAGTGGGCTAAGAAAGCCTACGATAAATTGAAGAATAAAAAACCTATTAAATTCAAATCCAAGTTAGAAGAGAGGGTTGCTAACCTTCTCTCTAACCTTGGTGTCACTTATGAATACGAATCTACTAAGGTTCCTTATACCATTCAGTATAATTACTACCCTGATTTTATTCTCCCAAACCATGTACACCTCGAAACAAAAGGATACTGGGATCCAAAGGACAGGCGTAAAGTGCTCGCCGTTAAGCGAGACAATCCAGAGTTAGATCTAAGGATGGTATTTCAAGCACCATATAATAAAATTTCAAAGAAGTCCAAGACAACGTATGCTCAATGGTGTGAAAAACATGACATACCTTGGACACATTTTCACGATATACCAATTGATTGGTTAGTCTAATGGAAAGTGAATTCGTGAGGCACATGCCTTGCGATAATTGTGGGTCATCAGATGCTAATTCTTTATACACTGATGGCCACACTTACTGTTTTGTCTGTCACAATAGAACAGGCGATAACGATGTTATTCACAGTCAATCTATGTCAAAGGCTGTACACTTAACAGGCTCTGCTGAACGATTAAACAAACGTAATTTATCTGAGAAAACTAATCAGTTTTACCAGATTTACAGGGACGGAAACACACTTAGGTTTCCTTATCATGATCAGTCTGGAGTACTGCAAGGTGTTAAAATAAAAACAAAGCAAAAAGACTTTCGCTATGAAGGAATTTCCACTGATACCTTATTTGCTCAGCATAGGTTTCCTAGTACTGGTAAACGTATTGTTGTTACTGAGGGTGAGTTAGATGCTGCGAGCTGTTATGAAGCTATGGCAGGGTGGCCTATGGTATCCCTACCTCATGGTGCATCATCTGCCAAGAAAGACATCCAAAAGCAAATTCCATTATTTCAAGGGTATGAAGAAACAGTACTCTTCTTCGATGGAGATGAGGCAGGTAGGAAAGCGGCTGAAGAAGCGGCTTCTGTCTTACCGCCAGGGAAGGTCAAAATTGCTAGACTTGAGGGCTACAAGGATGCGTCAGAGGCATTACAAGCCAATGATCACGAAGCCATCCGTAAAGCAATTTGGGATGCGAAACCGTATAGACCAGATGGTATCATCGATGGGAAAACTCTTCTCGAAATTGTAACTACACCACAAGCACCACATGACCACAAATACCCATTCGAAGGACTCAATCAGAAGCTTCACGGGATCAGGTATGGAGAGCTTACAACATTTTGTGCTG